ACAAACTTCCCCGACAATATTTTTCAAGATTTAATGTGGTCGTAGGAGATGAAGCACACCAGTTTAAATCAAAGTCACTAGTATCTATAATGACAAAACTTTCTGATGCAAAATATCGTTATGGTTTTACCGGCACGCTAGACGGCACGCAGACACACAAGTGGGTTCTAGAAGGTTTGTTTGGTCCATCTTATAAAATCGTTCGCACAGATGAACTGATGCAAAAGGGTCACGTTGCTAAACTAGATATTAATATTCTGCTATTGAAACACCCACCGAATAGATTTGAAACATTTGAAGATGAAGTTCAATACATTATCAATCACGAAAAACGAAATAAGTTTATTAAAAACCTTGCCATAGATCTCAAAGGTAATACTTTAATTCTATTTTCCAGAGTTGAAGGTCACGGACAACCTTTATACGAACTCATAAATAATAGTATAGTTGAAGAACGTCACGTGTTTTTTGTGCACGGTGGTGTAGATACGGAGGATCGAGAAAAAGTTCGAGAAATCACAGAAAAAGAAAGCAACGCAATTATTGTTGCATCTTATGGAACTTTTTCTACTGGTATTAATATTAAAAATCTACACAACGTAATCTTTGCATCTCCATCTAAATCAAGAATTAGAAATCTTCAATCAATCGGAAGAGTTTTAAGAAAAGGAGACAACAAAACAAAGGCAACTCTATATGACATTGCCGATGATATTAGTTATAAATCAAGAAAAAATTACACACTTAATCACCTTATTGAAAGAATTAAAATTTATAACGAAGAAAATTTTAACTATGATATTGTAAACATACCGCTTAAAAACTAATGGGAGAGGAATTTTACGCAATAATAAAACTTATATCCGGTGAAGAAATATTTTCATTAGTTTCTACTGATGAAAATGATGGAGAAACTGTAGTTATTTTACAAAATCCAATAGTTATTAAATCATTCTCACATAATGGTCATTCTTTACTCAAGGTAAAACCATGGGTAGAACTTTCTGATGAAGATATTTTTGTAATTAGATTTGATAAAATTTTAACAATGACAGAAAGTAGAAATAAAAAATTAATAGAGGTATATCATAATTATTTGGAAGATAATGACGATGATTCAAATGTATACAATACTTCAGGTAAAGTTGTGGTATCACAAAAAATGGGATATGTAATTTCTGTTGAAGAGGCTCGAAAAAAACTTGAAAAGATTTTTAAAGGACTTAAAGAAAGCTAGATTCCCATCTTCAAACTTAACAAAGTGATTCTATTCATTATTTTGTAATTTGTCAAGCCTTTAAGAAATATGTTATAATAAAGAAAAGTTATTAAAAATGAGTCCAATGTTATGCCAAAAAAGAAAACAGAACATTATGTAAATAATAGAGAGTTGCTAGAAGCATTAATTGTTTACAGAACTAAAGTTGAAGCATCATATTTAAATAAGTATGATAAAGATCTCATAAAGCAACCAAAGGAAGAAAGAGCAAAACATTGGGAAGGGAAACCACCAATTTCAAATTATCTTGGAGAGTGTTTTCTAAAAATTGCGACTCATTTATCGTATAAACCAAATTTCGTAAATTATATGTTTCGTGAAGATATGATTTCTGATGGAATTGAAAACTGCGTTCAATACATTCATAATTTTGATCCAAGTAAATCAACTAATCCCTTTGCGTATTTTACACAAATTATTCATTATGCTTTTCTCCGTCGTATTCAGAAAGAAAAAAAACAACTGGAAATCAAGACCAAGATTATTGAGCGGACTGGTTTTGATGAAGTAATGATGGTCGATGATAGCTTGCTTTCTGGGCATAGTAGCGACTATAATAGCATCAAGGATGCCATTCAATATCGTAACCGATGAAGGTAGCAATTTTAACAGACACACATTACGGAGCAAAAAAAGGATCAAAGTATCTTCATGATTATTTTGAACTTTTTTACAAGAACGTATTTTTTTCTGCACTTGAAGAGTATGGTGTAGAAGTAGTTATTCATATGGGAGATGCTTTTGATAGCCGTAAGTCTATTGACTATCAAAGTCTTGAGTGGTCAAAAAGAGTTGTTTTTGATAATTTAAAAAAGTATGATGTTCATATGATTATCGGTAATCATGATACTTATTACAAATCAACTAATAGCGTAAATTCACCAGGATTGTTACTTCAAACGTATCCAAATATAAAAACTTATAGTGAAGCAACAGAGATAATTATTGATGGTCTTAAAATTATGTTATTACCTTGGATTAATCCAGAAAATCAAGAATATACTTTTAAGCAAATTAAAAAAACCAAAGCAAAAATTGCGATGGGGCATCTAGAACTTCAAGGTTTTCGTGTAAATCGTAATCTTGTTATGGAGGAGAATGGGTTAGACTCGGATATTTTTAAGAACTTTACTAAAGTATTTTCTGGACATTACCATACTCGTTCTGATAATGGGCAAATCTTTTATCTTGGAAATCCATATGAAATGTATTGGACAGATGTGAATGATACTCGTGGATTTCATATCTTTGATACGGAAACCCTCACACATACTCCAGTTAATAATCCTTATAAATTATTTTATAACATATATTATGAAGATACTCCCTATCAATTATTTGATGCAACTGAATATGAAAATAAAATTGTTAAGGTGATTGTTCGTAAAAAATCAAAACCAAAAGATTTTGAAAAATTCATTGATAAACTTTATAGCGTGGGTATTCAAGATCTTAAAATTGTTGAGAATTTTGATATTCAAGAAAGTGAAGATTTTGAGATTAATGAAGACGAAAATACTTTGACTATTTTAAATCGTTATATTGAAGAATCAGAATTTCAATTAGACAAAAATATCATTAAAGGTATTTTTGAAGATTTGTATAGACAAGCCTGCGAGGTCGAGTAATGTTTCTTCTTACTCTTAAAGATCGTAAGGACGATGGTGCTTACGCTGTCGAAGATAAATATGGCGATAAGGTTCTTTTTTTATTTGAAGACGAAGATGATGCTGTTAGATATGCAATGATGCTTGAAGAGGACCCTCACTATGAAAAAGAAATGGAAGTTGTTGAAGTTGATGATGAACTTGCAATAAAAACGTGTAGGCATTATAATTACAAATATACAGTAATTACACCAAACGATATTGTAGTTCCTCCTAGTAATGATAGTCTTTAAAAAAATTAAATGGAAAAACTTCCTCTCAACTGGAAATCAATGGAGTGAAGTTGATTTTCAAAAAAGTCATACAAATCTTATAATTGGAACAAATGGTGCCGGTAAATCGACGGTGCTGGATGCACTGACGTTTGTGCTGTTTAATAAACCATTTCGTAAGATCAACAAACCGCAGTTAATTAATACAACTAATGAAAAAGATTGCTTGGTTGAAATTGAATTTTCTGTAAATAGTCGAGATTATCTGGTCCGTAGAGGTATAAAACCAAATATTTTTGATATTGAAGTTAATGGAATTTCTTTGCATAAGGAAGCAGACGATAGATCAAATCAACGTATATTGGAAGAGAATATTCTTAAGGTAAACTACAAGTCTTTTACACAGATTGTAATTCTGGGTAGTAGCACCTTTGTTCCCTTTATGCAACTCACCACCGCACATCGTCGAGAGGTGATTGAAGACTTGCTAGATATTCGTATTTTTTCTGCGATGAATAATATTATCAAAGATAAACTACGGGAAAAGAAAGAACAAATTAAGTCTCTTGATCTGAAGAAAGAAACTCTGAAAGACAAGATGAAAATGCAGAAGGAGTTTATTGAAGAACTTGAAAGTCGTGGTAATGCCAATATAAACACCAACCAAGACAAGATTACCAAGTTAGATCAGGAAGTTGGCATTTATATGACTGAAAATGCTCGCACAGAAGAGGATATTTTTAGGTATACAAAAGAACAAGAAGAAGTTATTGGTGCTGATGGTAAGTTAGTAAAGCTTAACAATCTTAGAGGTAAAATATCTCAAAAAGTAACTGCCATTACTAAAGAGCATAAGTTTTTTACTGAAAATACGGTCTGCCCCACATGCACACAGTCCATTGAGGAGGAGTTCAGAATAAATAAAATTACCGACGCTC